TATAGCTTCCGTTCAGATCATCTGCACCGTTACGCTGCATGCCACTGATGCTGTATACCGGATCTCGTGTAACTGCAGTACCACTCGCAAGATCTGTCAGCAACTGCTGCACTTCTCCATCCTGATCGATCTGAAATCCATATTCATTATCGGATACCGTGACATCATTTCCATAGGATGTGTGGAATGTACGTGGAACATAGATGGTATTATACTTCGCTGCAAGATTCTGTACATAAGATTTCACTGCTTCCTGATCAATATTCAGGCTGTCATCTGTAATCTGCAGCCATGTCTCGATTGTTCCTGCATCAATTACTTCCGTCGTACTTCCCAATGTATATGTAACTGTAGTACTGCGATATTTATTCAACTGATCATTCAGTCCTGTAACTTTATTCTGCATTTCATCAGAAACCGTTACAGACGGCTGCTGATAAACATTTGTATCCAATGTGATCTGAATATCCCCACCAAGAAGCTTCAGCCGAAAATTATCATCCAGCATCTGATCTACATAGCTTTCAAGTCTGGTCTCATCAATTTTATTTCCCTGCACATCATTGACCAGAACAAACTGCTTCTGCTGTTCGTCATACTGAACCGCTGCATCCACGGATGCCGTACGCTCTTTACCTCCAAAATTAGAAGACGCAAGAGCTTTCTTTTCCTGTTCTTCATTCTTCTGGATCTGATATGCGATCTTGTAATCTTCCTGCGTGGCAAAGATCTTTCTGTTTGCTTCCCGCATTGTCTGCAATTCTGTAAGCTCACTTTTAAGTGCTGACTCATCCAGATCATATCCAAGTTCACTCACCGTTGTCTGATAGACATCCGAGCCACCTTCTTTGAACTGTACCTTACGGCTGCGAAAAGCATCCAGAAGCTTCTGTTCTGCCTTATCCGCCGTCAGCGTGGAAACATCCATCCCGTAAATAGATATTTTTCTTCCAAGTGTATTGGTATCTGCAATATGTATGTAAGTAAAAAGCCCCGCCGTAAGAACAACCACACCTCCGATACATGCGCCCAATATGATTTTCTTTGCTTTTCTGCTGAGCTTAAATTTCTGCCATAATCTCTTTCCTCTTATCTGCTGTATTGTCAATTTATGCACGTATTCTGGTTCTTATTATATTACAGAGAAAAATGGACTTCTGTAATCTGAGGTTTCTGTTTATCTCTGACAATAAATTATTTTACCCTTTGATAACCAGAACTCTTCTCATAAGGTGTTGTATAGATTTTCAGGAATTTATCATATTCTTTGTTGCTGTAAAAATATCTTCTGTTATGACGGCTGATATCAAGACGGTCAAAACCTTTTCTTTTAAGCAGTCTGTATGTCTTTTCATATGCACTTCCTGTCATTGTGTTTAACTGCCACAGTGAAAAATTAAGCGCCCAATTAACAAATGCCCTTTCTAAGGTATCGTATAAACCTCTGTCTTTTAGCTCCTTTTGCATAGCCAAAAGCGCAATATAGAAACAATCCCATGATTTCTCTCTTGTACGCGACAGAGATGTTCTGACATTGACTCTCTGATGGATCAAGACCTCATCTACTGTAGAAATTCTGGAAGCACAGGCAAGCGCAATAAAAACAAAGAGCATATCATTTGTTGTTCGAAGATTCTGATACTTGATTCCCAATCTCCTGACATACTCCCTCTGGTATAATTTATCCCATGGCCAGCCATTAAACATTCTAAAAATATTATTTCTTACATTTTCATCAGTTGCTGCAAACGGCTCTTTTTCCGGAAAATACTGCTTCCGAAATGCCCATGTGCATTTTTTGTATACTTTCTCTGTATGATCATAGAGGTCTGCATTAAACACACATACTTCTGCCTCTGTTTCTTCCGCTCTGTCATATGCGGCTTTCAGCATATTTTTCTCAAAGAAATCATCTGCATCCAGAAAAGCCAGGTATTTTCCTCTTGCAACATCCATTCCATTATTTCTGGCTGCTCCTGCTCCCTGATTTTCCTGATGAATGACTCTGATCCTGGCATCTGCTTTTTCGAATTCTTTCAGAATTACCAGTGATCCATCTGTTGACCCATCATCCACACAGATAATTTCAATCTCTCTCAGAGTCTGCTTCAGCAGGCTGTTTAATCCGTCTTTTAAGAATTCTGCCGCATTGTATACCGGAATTATCACCGAAACCGCAGGTATATCATTACTCATATCTATTCCCCTTTGATTAATGCAACATTTTTTTCAGCTTTCGCGGAACAAAGGTAATTGCTCTTCCAATTTTTAAAGATGAAGAATTTTCCATGTCATCTATTTTTTTCTGAAGCTTTGTCACCTTGTTTTCGCTTTTTTTCAATGCCTTCGCCAGTTCTGCTTCGCTTCCAAACCTGAGTAGTTCTTTTCGAAATGTTTCATCAAAAAAAGCATCCATATCATCTACTAATCGATTGATATCTGTCCATTCTTTTTCCGTAAAATATTTTTTGTCAAAAAGTCCCCTGTTCTTCGCCTCTGAAAGTTCTTTATGCATCCTCTCCAAAAAAGCATATTTGAATTCCATTGTAAGTCTGAACAGATTCCACCGATAAGATATATATTTCAAAGATATAACCGGTTTCTCCAGTTCTTCTTTTAGCTCCGGTCGTTTTTCAAGAAATTCTTCAATAGATTTAAATTCATCACAGATACAATATATTTTGGCAGCCGCTTTTACCGATGAATTTGCATTATCTGTGCGATAATGAAGGTAGGCATCACGAACCAGCAATGCTCTTTCCGCACTTGCCCATACTTTAAACGCAAACCCTGTATCCTGATAGGAAGCACCCGGTGTTTCCGCAAAAGATACATGATTTTCCAACAGCCATTCTCTCCGATAAATCCCGCTCCAGATACATGGTCTCACACGAAAGATTTCCGGATGTTCCACCGGTCTGAACACCTGATCATACAGATCATATTCTTTTAGCACTTCATAATATGTGCTCTGAGGTTCCGGCTGCGATACATAAGAATAATAGTTTGATTTCACAACATCTGCATGATTTTCTTTTGCTGCTTTATATAATTCATCAAACATATTAAGATCTGCAAAATCATCCGTTTCAATAATGCCTATATATTCTCCTGTCGCATTTTGAAGTCCAACATTCATACTATGTCCGTACCCCGAATTCGCTTTATGGATCACTTTGATACGATTGTCTTTCTGCGCATATTCATCCAGAATATTCCCTGTTGAATCTCTGGATCCATCATCTATACAAATAATCTCTATGTCCTTTAAAGTCTGATTTACTACACTGTCCATGCATTCTTTTAAAAATTTTTCAACATTGCATGCCGGCATTAGTATGGATACTTTTGCCATCTTCCATTCCTCCTGATCTGTCATTATCTTGCACGAAGCTTTCGAATGATTGCTATGCCTGTACATTTTATTCCGTTTTTTCTCATATACCTGAATATCTTTTTCACCAAATACCCCGGTGTCGTTAATACCTGCAGCATTTTGCCCACACCGGATGGTTCTGTTATTCTCTTATAAAGATAAATATCATTTACGCAAAAAACTCTTTCAGCCTTCAACAGAATACGTTTTACAAAGCATCTATCTGTATCTATTTTATTATGAAAGTCCGTTTTTTCCCCGATAAGTAAATCTTTTTTCAAAATCTGCATGGATACGGGCGGTAATATATCCTTATTCTTTTTCAGCTGATTTCGCATTTCTTTCCCTGTTATTACCTGCGCGTAAGAGCCGCATCTGTAAAATTCATCTGAAAGATTTTTATATCGTTTCGCGAGTTTTGTATTTTCATAAAAAACTGCCCCGGAAAACAGCAGAATATCCAGATGTTTCGTCTCACATATATTCCACAACTCTTCCAAAGCAAATGAAGTGAGCAAATCCCCACTATTCATAAAATACAGATATTTCCCCTCTGCTTTATTTAATACTTCATCCCCGCGTGTTATCTGGCCGGGCTTTGTCTGATCGATTATCTCGATATCATTTACGATTGACTGCGCTGAAAGTGAATCCAGCGTTTCTTCCATATATTTATCTGTATCACCTGCAGAAATAATTACCGTAATTTTTTTCATAGTTCTAATCTCATACACCATTTCGTTTTTTCAATATTTATAGCATACTTTGTTTACTATTTAATTGCAATCATTTTCCATGATATTTTTTCAATCCTCTGTCGAATAGCTGCCCCAAATATTAATTTTCTGTCACAAACCCATAATTTTTACACCGGACAGCAATTTTGTGATAGGATAATTTTATTATGAAATGAAGGAGAAGATTGTGTTGAAACCGACAAATACCAATTACCTTTTTAAATTTTCCATTGTAACAGCCGTTTATAATGTAGAGGCCTACCTTTCCGAGGCAATTGACAGTATCCTTTCACAGGATATAGGTTTTCTCGAATCCGTAGAGCTTATTCTTGTCGATGACGGATCTACCGATGCTTCCGGAGCTATCTGTGATGAATATCAGCATAAATATCCGGAAAACATCGTCGTAATACACAAACCCAACGGTGGCGTTGCCAGCGCACGAAATGCAGGTATCGCTGTGGCCCGTGGAAGATACGTTAATTTCATGGATTCTGACGATAAACTGACTCCTGATACACTTTCTTCCGTCTATGACTTTTTTATTGAGCATGATAAAGAGGTGGATCTTGTTTCTGTTCCTATTTTTTACTTCGAACAAAAAAACGAACCACATCGCCTGAATTACAAATATGCTTCCGACAAAGCGCAGGTCATTGATCTGACCACGCATTATTCTTATGTACAGATGTCATCAGCATCTGCTTTTTTCAAAAGAGAAGCTCTGAACGATCATACATTCGATACCTCTCTTCGTTATGCAGAAGATTCCAAGGCGATCATGGAACTACTTTTAGAGAATCCCCAATATGGCATTGTCCCACAGGGGCGCTACCTGTATCGTGCCCGTACATCCATGAATTCTGCCTTGAACGGTTCCAAATCGCACAGAGAATGGTACATTGACTGCCTCAAGAACTACATATTCTGGGCATTGGATGAGGCGAAATCCCGTTTCGGAGCCATTCCGGATTATGTACAGTACAATGTCATGTACGATCTGCAGGGACGCTTCAAAGTTGATGAAATTCCAGAAAACGTATTGACGCCTCATGAAAAAACTATTTTTTTGAAAATGCTGTTCGATGCTGTTTTTCAGATTGACGACCACATCATTCTTGAGCAGAAAAATCTATCCATGGAACTGAAGGACTATATCATGAGCATAAAAAAAGCACCGGATTCCGGAACTTTGCAGTTTGATGACAAGAGCGAAGATGCCTGGTTTCAATATCCCGATCTGAGTACCGGTCACGCTTCATCTTATCAGCTTCGTCTGACTTCCATGGAACTTATGAAACATGATATCCTGCTGGAGGGTGCAGCTAAGATCTATCTGCGTTTTCCATATCCAGCCAATCTGTTTCTTCGAATCACAACCGGTCATACTACACATATGGTAAAATGCTGTTTCCGCGAAGATCCGGAACACGTTTTTCGTTTTAATGGACAGAAACTTGCTGTATTCCTGAAATTTACAGCAGTCATTCCATACGAAATGTTTTCTGGTATTACACATATCGAATTTTGCTGGGATTGCGATGGGCATACGATCTGTTATCACAGTTTACACCGTATGGCGGAATTTCCTCTTGCATATGGACAGCAAAAGCTTCTTCTGAACAAAAAATCCTATTATGCTACACTTTCTTCGCAGATGCTTACATTTGAAGAAGCCACTCCTGTATCAAAACTGAAAAATCATACACATTCTGTGCTTCGAAGGATTCGGAAGATTTGTTATTTAAAATAACATTCAAAATATTTTTCTTATTTTCCTGTTTTCTTTGTATTGCAATCTTTTTACCAATATGGTAGCATTCAATTAAACAGAATTAATTTATATGCTATATGTTGTTATTTAAAATAACATTTTATGAAAGGTAAAAAGTTTCTCAATGAAAAAATTATCTATGACACGACTTGCCGAACTTGTTTCCGGCAAGCGAAAAGAAAAATCCATGACTCAACAGGAGCTGGCTGATGCTACCGGCATCAATCGTTCTCTGTTATCCCGTCTGGAGAAAAAAGATTTTATTCCATCAATTCCACAACTGGAAAGTCTTGGAGAATGCCTTGGATTTGATCCGGATGAAGCATTTACTGAACAGTCCGCTTCCCGGTTGCCATCTCCTTCTCCTTTGAACATTGCTGTCGCAGGCACAGGTTATGTCGGTCTTTCCATTGCAACATTACTTGCACAGCACAATCATGTTACTGCTGTTGATATCATTCCTGAGAAAGTTGATCTGATCAACAAACGCAAATCTCCG